TTCCGATCTCTGATCCGATTTTTCAGAGAGGAGCTGGGCCTGGAGATAAAACCGAACTGGAAACTGTTCCAGGTTGACTATACCGGAAAAGATGGAAAGCATCACGGAGATTGCATTGATATGATGGGCTACAAAATTTATAGGGACCACACAGAAGTCCGCCGGAGCATATTCCTCCGGGCAAGACGGGCATATCTGAGATTGAGAAAACAGGTGCAGCGGCGTATGGAGATAGCACTAGATCTGGCGTACCGCTGCATTTCATATTATGGGTGGTTCAAAAATTCAGATTCCAATCACTTCAAAAAGAAGTATGGAATAGAGCAACTGATGAAATACGCGAAAAGGAGGGTAAGCATTGAAAGCAAGATTCACAACAGAACAGCCGGCGGTCAGCTGGCAGCCGCTTGATAACGGAATGGTGGACGTGACAATCTGCCTCAATGGGCAGGAAGTTACAGAAGAAAATCAGCAGATGGTAGAAAAAGAACAGTATATCACTGTGACAGATACATTCTGGGAATATGATTTCCACCAGTTCCGGGAAAAAGCGGAAAACGTAAACCGTGAAGCTGTGGAGAAGAATCCGGAGAAATATCTGGAATATGAGCCACAGAAAGAAAAGACACTGGAACAAAAGGTTCAGGAGCAGGAGGAAACAATCAGGATGCTGAAATCATGCCTGCTGGAAATGTCGGAGGCGGTTTATGCGTAAGTTACTAATCAATTTATTTTTATTATGTACAGGAAAGGATGGTATTGCAATGATGGCAATGTTATGGGCACAGGAAATTATGAACCAGGAGACAGTAGAGGACGCAAAGAAAATGTATGAAAGGGTTCCACGTCTCTTAAAGACAAAAGTGAAAGATATTCTGGTTAGATCCGGAATGGGAGAGATCACAGAGGAATGATGACTAAGCTGAGAATTATATCAAGGCTATGGTCGCACATCACGGACTTGCGGTTGTATATCAGAGGACAGAGCAGCAAGACGCTGGAACAGATTGAGGACGAGCTGGATATAACGGAATACTACTGCAGGCCATACGCTGATGTGGACGATGTGGATGATGTATGAGGGCAGAGGGGAGGTGTAGAAAGATGATGAAAGGGCAGTTATGCACCACGGTTGGAATGGTCGGCGGATTCATAGCAGCACTTTTGGGTGGTTGGGATACAGGATTGCAGACGCTGATGATTCTGATCGGCATAGACTACCTGACCGGCTTGATTGTGGCCGGAGTGTTCCACAAGTCTACAAAGACGAAAAACGGAGCACTGGAAAGCAAGGCGGGATTCAAAGGACTCTGCAGAAAAGCCGTGATTTTGCTGATCGTGCTGATGGCGTACCGATTCGATATGCTGATTCATGTGAACTACATACGTGACGCCGTGATTATCGGATTTATTTCCAATGAGGCTATCAGCATTGTGGAGAATGCGGGTCTGATGGGGATTCCGATGCCGCCACAGATCACAAAGGCAATAGAGATTTTAACAAAGAAATCAGAGGAGGAACATAGAAATGAAGAAAATTAACTGGGTAAGAAAACTGACAAGTAGAAAGTTGTGGACTGCAGTTGCATCTTTCGTGAGCATGATGATTGTGGCCACAGGTGGAGCTGAGAACACAGCAACACAGGTCACAGCATTGATTATGGCAGGAGCATCCGTGGTGGCGTACATCATCGGAGAGGGACTGACAGATGCAGCGTGCATTGAGGACGAGACAGAAAAATAACAGGAACAGGGGACGGGAAACCGTCCCTTTTTCTTTGATTGGAGGAAGATCATGGACAAAAAGCAGCTTGAAATTTTGACGAATATTATCGGAGCAGTAGAGTCTGGCGGACAGGTATATGGAAAACGAAGATATGAAGCATACGCCGGAAAGGGAGCAAACTCAGCAAATGAAAAAACCTGCACGTTGGGCTGGGCACAGAATTATGGCAATGAGGCCAGAAAACTCTGTCAGATGATTCTGAAAGAAGATCCGGGAGCATTTCGCGGAGCTGACACTGCAGGAATTGAGTCCAGACTGAGCCAGGACTGGGAGACAATCGGCTGGAATCCATCTGCAACAGAGAAAGCGGCGCTGATCGCAATCATAACGACACCGAGCGGAAAGAAATGCCAGGATGAGCTGTTTGAACAGCTGATGGAGACATACATCAAACAGGCCGTGGCATACGGAGTCAATACTGTACCAGCTCAGATGATGTGGTGCGAGATTGAACACCTGGGAGGCCTGAAACCGACAAAAAGAATTTTCGGACGTGCGGTCAAACCGTACACGCCGGATAGCGTCTATGCATCATTGATCCTGGATCAGCAGGATACATCAAACAACAACCAGGTTGGAGACAAGATGTATCAGTCCAGACATCAGTGCTGTGTGAAATGGATCAAGCAGTATGTAGGAGAAGAAAAGGAGAGCGAAGGAATGACAGAGAATGAATTGAGACAGATGGTAGCAAACAACATGAGAGGATGGATCGGACTGAAACGGTCAGATAGATCACACATGGTCATTATCAACTTATACAATAGCTGCCTGCCATTGGCCAGAGGGTACAAAGTACAACCAACAGATGACTACTGTGCAACAGGAGCATCTGCAGCTGGAATCAAGGCCGGACTCACGGACATTATTCCAAGAGAGTGCAGCTGTGGATATATGATTCAGCTGTTCCAGAAAATGGGCCGGTGGGTTGAAAATGATGCATATATCCCAGATACTGGAGATTTCGTGTTCTATTATTGGAAAGATGGAACGAATTATGCAACAACGGATTGCACAGGCTGGCCGAATCATGTTGGAATCGTTCTGGAGGTCAATAAGAACACCAGAGAGATTCTAATAGGAGAGTGCAACATGGGCGGCGGATTGGTCGGCACAAGAAAGATCACAATTAACGGCAGATATATCCGTGGATACGGAGTACCTGACTATGCATCCAAAGCAACCGGTAAAGGAAACAGTTCTAATTCTGGAACGAACTCCGGAACGACTTCCAGCGGATCAGCATCCGGAGGAATCAATAAGACTCCGAAGTGGGTGGGAGAAATCACACAGGACAATGTTCCGGTTAAGACCTGGGCAGGCAGCTCCACAAGCATCAAGTCCTGGCCGGTACTGGGAGCAGGAAACCTGGTGGATATTTGCGATACGATCAAGGACAACAGCGGCCATGATTGGTATTATATCCTGATTGCCAAAAAGGTTTATGGTTTTGTAGATTCATCGTATATCAGACAGGCTGGATCAAATTCCGGAAACAGCTCCAACAAGGCGCCGACATACAAAGTGGGAACAGTGTACGCTCTGCAGGTTGAACTGAAAGTGAGAACAGGAGCAGGAACAGGTTGCCCGACCAAGAGCTACAGCCAGCTGACACTGGACGGACGGAGACATGATAAAGATCATGATGGATGCCTGGATGCAGGTACTCAGGTAACGTGCCAGGCTATCAAGAATGTAGGCAGTGATATATGGATTCTGGTACCGTCTGGATGGATTGCAGCATACTATGATGGAAATGTATATGTGAAATAATATCAGACATGTGACAAACAGAAAGGCCCCGGCAAAATGCCGGGGCTTTTTGTGATTTCTTTAAATGTTAAGCAACTGAGCCTTTTTGGCTTCAAATTCCTCATCTGTGATTGCTCCAATATCAAGCAACTCTTTAAGCTTTCGTATTTCATCAAGATTAGAGGCTGTAGCGGAACCAGCGGAGCGTTCATGGATATAATTTTCAATATATTCTTTTATTTCAAGAATCAGATGATCCTCTTTTTTAGAGAAAGTGATGGAATTTTCATCTTTTACAGCTCCTGAGACACCGTTTCGTGCATCTCTGCCACCGATGAGAACGATCTGCAAATATCCAGTGGTAAATCCTGGCTTTTTGTATTGCACACCGGAAACATTATTAAGATCATAGGTTTTCTGTCCGATCAATCCCTTATTAACAGCATTAGTGAAACCACGCGGCTCTACCGTGAGAAAGTTATCATGAATAGTTACATTGAATTTTCCGTTGCTTTTCAAATGTATAAGAACGGTATTACTATCAGGGAACTCTTTTTGCTTATCAGCTTTTGTGAATAAATCCATAGTGCATCCTCCTAGATAAATGTGAAAATTATAGTCATGCTGACCTTTAACACAATTATGCTTTTGAAATGTGGTAAAGTCAAGAAAAATTCTGATTATTAACACATGATAGGGGCGTACCGGATGAAGATATACGCATACAAGGGAAAGGATAACCTATGCGGGGAACGCATAAGGTTGGCGAGAGCAAAAAACAGAATTACACAAAGTGATTTAGCGGCGCGTATGCAGGTGGCCGGAGTTGCGATAGAAAGAGATTCGATAAGTCGTATAGAAAGAGGCACAAGAATCGTAACAGATTATGAACTGAAAATATTTTCTAAAGCACTGGGCGTGAGCATGGAATGGCTGACAGACGAAAGCGGGACACTGTAACAATAGTTATGGTGTTTTTCTTTATAAAAAAATACACCCAATGAGTAAAAAAGTAATTGACAAATGTACTCAATGGGTATATAATATAATTGTAGCAAGGGAACAGCAGGAAAGGAGTTAAAAATGGAGAACGAAGAAATGAGCAAAGCCGATTTAATAGCAATGTTGGTATCAATTAGAGAAGTAGCAAAAACAAACGGGGAAACACATACAGTAGAACATATAGAAAAGATTCTTGAAGAAGTAAGAAAATAAAATAGAATTAAGGGAACACACGAGGGGCGGATACCTAAACAATCCTGCTAACCGCCCCAAGTGCTTAATTAGATTATAGCAGGAAAAAAATAAAAGGCAAGAGGTGTAATAGAATGAAAGCAGTAAAGGGATATACAAAAAGCGATTATATTGCAATCTGCAAAGAGGAAGAGGGCGGAGAGGTCTTTAATTTCAAATCAATGGACAAAGCTGCCGAATATATTGTAAAATTCTTGCCGGGTTCTTCAAAAAAAGAAGCGGTTGCAGGAATTATCAATGATACTAATTGTGACTGGGTTTTCTTTGAAGATGAAAGCGTCATTTTTAGATATTATGGAAGAGGGTACAACGAAACAATCATAAACGAAATGAGAGAAAATGGATATGGAGTGTAAAGAAACGGATAAAGTGACGATTGAAGAGGCACGCAAACAGCAGGGCATGAGCAGGCGCGAAGTATCGGAATGGTTAGAGATACCATATAGAACGCTGACAAACTGGGAGAATGGGGTACGGAGTTGCCCGCATTATATTGAAAAGCTGATAGTAGAAAAGATATTGCAGGGCAAATAACAAAAAGCACACAGAGAGCCGCAGGACAACAACGCCTGCGGCTTGTTTTACGAAAGAGGGCGGGAACATGGCAAATCAAAAGGGTAGCAGACAATTAAAACACAATGATAGAATCAGATTAGAAGCCTTGTATAATGCAGGACACAAGGTTGTAGAGATTGCAGAGATTTTGCATGTACACCGAAGCACAATTTATAACGAGTTGAAGCGTGGGCAATATGAACATTTGAACAGTGATTATACAAGAGAAATGAGATACAGCGCAGACCTTGCACAACGGAAATATGAGGAAAATTTAAAAGTGCGAGGAACACAATTAAAGATAGGAAATGATATTAAGCTGGCAAATTACATAGAGGACAAAATAATAAATGAAGATTACAGCCCGGACGCAATCATAGGGGAACTGACAGCATTAGGACGGTGGAGCGAGTTCCAGACCCAAATATGTACAACCACTGTATACAGCTATATAGATAAAGGCATTTTTTTGAGAGTAACCAATAAAAACCTACCAGTAAAAAAGAACAGGAAAAGAAAATATAATAAAGTAAAGAAGCAAAAGAGAGCAGAGGCGGGCGAAAGCATAGAAAACAGGCCGGAAATCATAAACAGCAGAGAGGAGTTCGGTCACTGGGAAATGGATAGCGTTCTGGGCCGCCGAGGAAAATCTAAAAATACATTATTAACACTTACAGAAAGAAAAACAAGAGCGGAGATCATATTCAAATTGAATAACCATAGTGCTGAGGAAGTGGTGGCAGCAGTGGACCGATTGGAAAAACGCTGGGGAGAATTATTCAAGACGGTATTCAAAAGCATAACTGTAGACAATGGGACGGAATTTGCCTATTGCGAAGAACTGGAGAGGTCTGCAATAGGAGCCGGAAAGAGAACAAAAATGTATTATTGTCATCCGTATAGCAGTTGGGAGAGAGGGACGAATGAAGTGACAAACAAAATGGTCCGGAGAAAAGTTCCTAAAGGAACAAATTTTGATGATCGAACAGCCGAGGACATCCAGGAGGTTGAAAATTGGATAAACAAATATCCGCGGCGCATCCATGGATATAAATCTGCAGCGGAAATGTTCGAGGAGGAATTGCAAAGAATCAGCTAATACATTCATCTGCAAAATCTCAGACGGCCGGCATGAAACTGGCGGCCTTATTAGAATGCTATCGAAAAAGAAAGATTATATGATGGGAAATAGAAAAGAAACAAATTCTACAAAGAACACGCAACCGTTTTGTGCAAAATAACGATATTGAATTTTTGTCGAAAAAAAGGTTGAAATTTTTAGAGATAAATTGTAGAATGAAATTCGACAAGAGATAGAAAAATCTCTTGCCGGATTTCTTTTTTATTTACGGCGAGAAAAAGAAAGCGTGCAAGAGTGAAAAACAAGCTCTTGCACGCTTATTTTATTTTCGGAAAGGATGTGAACATAGTGGCAAGAAAAAAGACAAAGAGACTCCGGTATGAGGACAGAGTGATTATTGAGAGAATGAGCAAGGCTGGAAAAAAAGTGGCTGATATAGCCAATGAGATCGGCGTTCATAGAGATACGATCTATAAAGAATTTACACGATGCGGAGCCACTAAAGAAACGTATAGTGCAGAAAAAGCACAGAGAGAAATCTAATTGCGCGGGCGCAAAAAGGAGAAAAGATGAACAGAAAACAGAGACGAAAGATGCGGAGAATCGCTGGAAAAATCAGAGGATGGATTTTGACGGCCATGGAAATCATGGCGGCATACCTGGTATTGTGCGGAGTCGGGATCACGGAGATGCCAGAATGGGGACCGGACTGGTATCCGGTGCAGGTCTGCATGGTTGTGATCGGTGGGGGGTGGCTGACAATGTTCATGGCCGCAAACGGAGCTTTTGATGAGATGGATTTATATGATGATGAAGATGAGGAGGATGAGCCATGGGAGGAGTAGAGATTTTCCTGAGCGGAATGGCAGCAGGAGCTTTCTTGGGTGCACTGACAGTGATCGTGATCGCACTGGTAATGGCAAAAAGAAAATAATGAGGAAAAGAAAGAGCGCTCTCTGCATGGGCAGTCCATAGGCCGGTCCGATTCCGGCAGAGCGCAATCCGCAGAATGGCAACTGCGAATATGCACAGCAAGCCAACAGCTGGCGCATAGGTACCGTGAAAAAATGGCGGTGGTCACTCCAAACCAGAGAGAGTGTGGATGTTCAACAGGTTTTCGTCCTTTTTAATGTGAAAAGGCAAACACGGTATACAAGAGCCGAACAAAGGAGAGCGGTCAGCATGATAAGAGCACCGCCGAAAGGATAAATCAATGAGTAGACATGTAATGGGAGAAAATCCTGTGAAGATTATCAGATGGAGCGGACCTGTGACGTTTCCATCCGGAGAGGTCGGATATATGATCTGCAGATCCGGAAGTCTGGAAGAATGCCAAGAGTACGCCGAACAGGTAGCGAAAGAGTTCGGAGTAACCGTGGAGGCAGTAATTTGAGCAATAAAAAAGCTGACGTTTCGGAGACGCCAGCCGGTTCACAATAAACGTGAATAACCTAGAATCATAGTACCATTGTGGGCCGAAAAAGTCAAGAAAAACGGGGCATGAGCTGACCCCGTTCGGACTTGATAAAGATATTAAAGATAGGACACAGAGACTATGGTTAAGAGAAAGAGATACAGGTTCAGACAGGGAGATGTCATTGATGTAGAGGAGTTCCATGATGGCAGGTATGGAGGTCCTGGAACAGGGAGGGCAAAGAGAGCCAAACCGACAGAGGAACAGATGAGGGCGGTCAATGCTCAGAACAAAGCCAAGAGGTGCAGACAGAGAATGCTGGAGTATTTCAAAGAGGGAGACATCTTTGCGACATGGACCTATGAAGTGAGAAACAGGCCACCAGATATGCAGGCGGCATTGAAAGATTTTCAGAAAGCCATGAGATACGTGAGACGTGAGTTCAAAAAGCGAGGATATGAGGTTTTCTGGATCAGAAACATAGAGAGAGGCACAAAGGGAGCCTGGCATATCCATCTGGTCATCAATGAGATTGGAGACACAGCAAGTATCATCACAAAGGCATGGACAAAGGGAGGAACCTGGTCCATTGAAATCAAGAATAGCAAATACTATGACGAGGATTTCACAAAGCTAGCCAACTACATGACCAAGGATGAGCATACCACTGAGGAGAAGAAAGACGGGAAACCGGGGAAACCGAGACTCAGCGAGGCAAGTTATAACACAAGTCGCAATATGCCATTGCCGGAGCCAAAGGTTGACAAGCTCCGAAGATGGAAAGAAGAACCAAAACCCAAAAAAGGATATTACATTGCCAAGATCCATGAGGGTATCAATCCGGTAACGGGGTACAAATACCGGAGATATACAATGATTCGGTTGAAAAGAAGGCGGGAATAAAATGCAGCAGGTAAAAATCTACATAGAGACAGACAGCTCCTCTCCGAAAGCAACAGAGAAACACTATGGATATGTGCTGGAGGTAATGGTCTCCGGCCAGGCAGTAACCCGTGAGGGTTTTGGAAAGATAACAGGGACATATCATCAGACCGTACTGACAGCACTGGCAAAAGCCCTGGACAGGTTCAACCAGTCCTGTGAGGTCTGCATCTGCACAGAGGATGATTTCGTTCTCAATATGCTGGAGCGCAACCTGGCAATATGGGCCGGGAATGAGTTTCTGACAAGTAAGAGGAAACCAGTGGCCAATCAGCAGGAGTGGATGGAGATATGGAGACTGTCAAACAGGCATCTCATACTGACAGAGCCGGGAAAGCATGAATACACCGGCTGGCTGCAGGGAGAAATAGAAAAGCGAAAGAGGGACAATGATGGAATACAAGATCACACTCATGAAATATCAGCTGATGTTTCCAAAAATGACAAAAAAGCTGTTCGATGAAAAAGAGAGAATATACCAGATCACAGTCATCTGCATCAGACTGGACGAACTCCAGACAAAAGGAGCGGTACTACAGAAAATGGGAAAACCGACAAAGAACGGTACCAAAATGACGTTTGCACCAGTGCAGAGCGCTGGAGAGTATGAGGCAGAGATGCAGAGAATCCTGGAAGATGGAAAAAAGCTGGGCATGAAATTTGAAGATAAAGAGGAGGAATAGCAATGTTTGAGAAGTTTGGAGAACTCAATTCTTTTGGAGAAATCAATGAGCTTGCGGAGAATCTGTTCAATGAGGGAGACACAGAGTCACTGAGAGCCATGGCAAAGGAGAACGGAATCCAGAGTGATTTCGTGGATATGTATCTGCAGGGAGAAATTCCGGTACTGTGCGATCAGCTGACAGCGGCACTGGGAAAGATTGACGTTGAGGTGGCAGAACTGAAACCGAAAGAAATCATGGAGGACTGGGTGGAGTACCTGAGAGGCCAGTGCATGGAAAATGAGTTGCTGGCATTCAATGTCAGAAAAAAAGGAAAGTCACTGAAAGGCTGCATAGCAGCGCTTTTGATGTGGTCGTTCAAGAATCAGCAGACCGTGGACAAGGATATCATCAAGGCAGCGGGCGTATCTGCAGGAAAGGTCACGCTGGGGATCCCGGGCATGGCCAGAGCAAAGCAGATCATCACGGACTACTACATGGGAAAGTAGGTGGGACGGATGAAAAAGAAAGCGATTGAAAAAATACCGTATTTCGGGTTAAAGAAAACAAGCAGAAAGAAAGATGTCAAATACATTGGTGTCACGGCGGTCAAGATTGTTGGACACGAAAAGCATCTTTTCCTGGAGGTATACAGGAACAAAAAAGAATCAAAAGAAATACCGATGGTGCGGATCGTGCTCACAAAAAAGGATTTCGGCACATATTGGCCGGAAAAGGAAGAATGGACGAGGCAGAAAATAAAGTCAGACAGCTGTTATGGCCGAGTGATATGGGGAGAAGAATATCCCACATGGGAGCAGGAGAAAAAAGAAAATATACTCCAGAGCACAGAGGATCTGGAAAGGATAAAGAAGTTCTGCAAAGCCAACGTATACAACGAGGAGCACTGGTGGGAATACATATACAAACATGAGGACGATATTGTAATAACGGCAAGACGGAACAGAGAACACAAGGTGTATATGCGCAGCCAGGAGGCACTGGCAGATAGAATGGCGCACACCAAAGAACTGCCGGAGAAAGAGATCCTGGACAGAGCTGACAGATTGTATTTTCACAATCAGCATTATCTGTATTACAAAAAGCATGGTTGCTGGGCACATATAGCCTGCAGCAAGTGCGGAGGAGTTACAGATGCGAGATGGAAAAGCGGAATTTCCTACGAAAGCCAGTTCCAGAGATGGACGGAAGAACCGAGAGAGGGGCACTATGGCACCTGTCCAATGTGCGGAGCGCGTGGAGAGTACAAGTGCCAGGGAAAAGTGAAAGGCACTTGTGACAAATATATCTATCTATTCCTGGGACAGAAGTACAAAGAAAACGGAATGGTCATGCGTTATGTGGAAGTTGGGAAAAAGTGGACACTAGGATTCATTTGTGGGGATAAAGGTCCGGAGATGTACAACGCAAGTGAAGAACTCTCCGGAGTGGAGATTGCGAGAGCATATTTTGAGCCAGGGAAAAAAGTCCAGATAGACTATCACAAACATGATCCGTACATGGGGAAAGATTTCTGGGATGACTGCAATTTGTATGGAATGGCAAATATCCCTATCAGTGCCGGTCTGATCATGTCAGAGACATACGAAGAAATGAAAGGGACAATATTCCAGTACAGTGCATTACAGGAATATGCAAAGAACGTCAGGGAGGTCAATCCGATTAACTACCTGGAGCGTTACAGTCAGACGCCACAGATTGAGGTCCTGGTAAAAATGGGACTGACCGATGTGGTAGAAAAACTGGTCAAATGCTACTACGGCATTGTTGCTGATGAGAATGCAAGACGGCCGGATCAGTTCCTGGGAATCCGAAAGGAAAGAGTAAAGCAGCTCATCAGAAAGAAAGGAGACACACACCTACTGGGAGTCATGCAGATGGAGAAACGCCAGGGACAGAACTGGACGGATGAACAGGTGGAGCATCTGGCAGAAACGGATTTGAGTGGAACACAGGTGGAAACGGCCACCAGATACATGACATTGCAAAAATTACTCAACCGTATAGAGAAATACGCTGGCTGTAAGTATGGGACAGAGTGCAGCAGTGCTTTAGCCAGAATCAGACACATGGCCACAACCTATGCAGACTATCTGAGCATGAGAATAAACCTGGGATACGACCTCAACAACACGGTATATCAACAGCCGCAGGACTTAGAGGCGGAACATAACAAAATGGTCATGGAAACAAACAAAGAAGAAATGGACAAACACCTCAAAGAGGTGGCAGAGCGTTATCCAGAGATTCGGCACGTTTACAGAGGACTCAGAAATAAATATCTCTACGAAGATGATAAATATATCATCAGACCGGCCAGATCGGCAGAGGAAATTGTCATGGAGGGGCGCCTGCTCCATCATTGCGTGGGAGGAAATATGTACCTGGGCAGACATAACAAAGGAGAGACATATATTTTAATGCTGAGATTCAAAGCAGAGCCGGACATTCCGTACATCACGGTTGAGATAGACGCAAAAAATCCAAGGATATTGCAGTGGTACGGGGACAAGGACAAAAAACCAGATGAAAAGAATATGCAGTCATGGCTGAACAACTGGCTGATGAAACTGAAAACAGGAACGCTGACGGAAACAATCCAGACGGCGGCCATAGCGTAAGGAGGCAAACATGGAATATGTGCAGATGACCCTGGATGACTGGGTACAGATGAAACAGAAATTGAAACAGGAACTCCTGGGAGTGAAACAGAGTTTTGTCAGGATCGGATACGCTCTGAGACAGATTGACGATCAGAAGCTCTACGAACAGGACGGATACAAAAGCATAGCGGAATTTGCTCAGGCCGAGTATGGCCTGGGACCGTCTATCACAAGCAGGTTTATGAGCATCAACCGGGAGTATTCCATTGACGGATATTCCGAACAGCTCCGGCCGGAATATGCAGAACTGGGCAGGAGCCAGTTGGAGGAGATGCTAAAACTGCCAGACACTGACAGACAGATGATTCAACCGGAAACGTCCAGAGAGGATATCAGAGAGCTGAAAAGGTTTAACAAAACCGAACCGGCAGCAGGCGTGGCTGATGATATCAGTCAGCTGGTCGAAAAGTTCTATCAGGACAATGAACTCATACTCAATGCAGTATACGGCGAGGAGTTCGATGAGCAGACAATTAACCGATTTACTGAAATAGTAAATCCGGCCGGAAACCGTTCATACAAAAAAGGACTGTATTTCATGATGATGTATGAGAACCGCGTCACATTTAAGAAATTCGGAGATACGCCAAAGGATATGACCTGGTGGGAGTTCTATCAGCTGACAAGGGAGATTTTCGATGATACGGCAGCAGGACCTAAGACCTGGCAGAACCATTTTGGAGGAGCAGACGATGAAGAAACCACAGTACAGGATACGGCCGATGAGCCAGGAAGAGAAGAAACTGCAACAGAAGCTCCTGAGCCAGAGGATGACGGTGGAGCAGTTGGAGAAACTGGCGCTGATGATGTCCAGGAGATTGAGAAAGGAGGCATGGAAGATCATGGAGCAGCTGATGAAGCAGGAACAGGACAAGAGGAAGATGACACCGATGGAGAAGAAAGCAGCCAAGCAGATCGTGAAGAACCTGCAGAGAGGACCGATGAACAGACAGGAGCGCAGAGCCAGAGAGAGGAAATTGCGCCCGCGCAAAAATCCACGGAAACACTAGAAAAATGCAGAACCGGGAACACAGAGAGCAATCCGGATCAGAAACACACAGGTAGTGAAAAGGAGAAAATAGAGTGAATAAGGTCATTTTGATGGGACGTCTCACACGAGATCCAGAGGTGCGATACTCAGCAGGAGACAATTCCACAGCAGTTGCCAGGTACACACTGGCAGTCAATAGGAGATTCAAGAGAGATAATGAACCGACAGCGGATTTTATTCCGTGTGTGGCGTTCGGAAAGGCAGCAGAGTTCGCAGAGAAATGGTTCCGACAGGGAATGCAGGTTGCAATTTCCGGAAGAATCCAGACAGGGAGCTACACCAACAGAGAGGGCAGAAAGGTCTATACCACTGAGGTAGTCCTGGAGGAGCAGGAGTTCGCAGAAAGCAAAAGAGACGGAAATGCGCCGGCTCCGCAACCTGCAGATGCAGGAGACGGATTCATGAATATTCCGGACGGCATTGACGACAACATTCCATTCAACTAGGAGGACGAGATGCTGATATTACCGATAAAGCGAAAATGGTTTGACATGATTCTCTCCGGAGAGAAGAAAGAGGAGTACAGAGACATCAAGCCATATTATGACACAAGGCTCATGGACGCATTCGGAATGATCTGGGTGGGAGCTGAACTGATCCGCGCTCCGATGCCGGAACTGCAGAAAAACAGAGTGCAACTGGTGGCATTCCGGAACGGATACGGGAAAGATGTACCGACAATATGGGCAGAGTGCTCACTATCGGCCGGATATGGCCGGGAAGAATGGGGAGCAGAACCAGGAAAGAAATATTATATTTTAACGATTGAGAACATAGGAGGCATGAAGCTATGAGAAACATAATCAACATGATAATCAAAATTGCAATCATCTGGGGAGCAGCATGGATGTTCCCGGAATATGTAAAGGTGCAGGATACAAGGACGATGGTGCTGGTAGTGGCAACGATCCTGATAGCGTCAATCATTCTGGCAGTGATAATGATGGGAGTCTTGATTCTGGCGGCACTGCCAGGAAACGGGGTGGGAATAGGAATAGCCATGCTGATAACGATCATCACGGCATTAGCATCCGGAATAATACAGCTGATGGCAGCAGTGCATTTTGTTCCTGGATTTGAGATACACGGAAAACTCACATACATCATTCTGGCGTTACTGATGGCCGTATTTTCGATTGAGGAGAAAAAGGAGGCATAACAATGTTTTTATCAACGAGCGTATTAAACAATTTGATGAAAAAGGCATACAAGACCGGCCTGGTGGTAGCCAGGACGCAAGATGCACAAGGAAATGATTGGCTGTATCTGGCCGGATCATACTGGGAGGTAAGCGTCAACAAGGATTTCATTCCAAAAAAAACACTGGGAGACATCATCACACTGATCGGAGAGCTGCCAAGACCGGGAGAACGATTCAAGGCAACGAAAGAGGGAAATCAGATTGAGATTGAGATGCCGATGGCAATAAACGAGGAGGGATTCGGAACGGATACTCTGACCATCACTGACGTGCTACTGATCGGAACACAGGGAACCGTTCAAAGGCTCCTGCAGGATGATCTGACCGGACAGATCTATCCGGTCAACAACGTGTTTGTTTCGATTATCAATAATGCAATGGTAGAAGAGGATAAGGGAGAATATACAGTCACGGAGCCGCTTTTCAATCCGCTCAGAGGAATCCTGTGGAAAAACAATGTCTGCAAGCTGAGAGCACATTTCCGGACAGATGACAAGAACATCAAGGTTTTGAAAAGTCTCAAAGGTGTAGATATCACGCCGGAGGTGCCAGAGGAATGATGTACCCAAAACCACAAAGAAAGAAAAAACGGAAAAAGCATAAAGCCAGTATCCTGCACTGTAAAGATGGCACTTGCTATCTCTGCATGAAGTTAAAAGTGGACTATCGGAGATATCCGGTAGTCCATGAACATCACATCTATGATGGCCCTAACCGCCAGAACTCTGAGACGGAGGGCCTAAAGGTGTATTTATGCTTAGACCATCATATCATTGGGCCGGAGGCAGTACATAACAATCACAAGAATATGCGGATACTGCACAGAGACGGCCAGAGAGCCTACGAGAGAACACACAGCAGAGCGGAGTTCATGAGTCTGATCGGCAGGAACTATCTGGACGAAGAAAAACAGGAAGAACCAAAAAAGGACACAAAAGACGGGTTCATGTTCCTGGAACCGGACTGTATCGGCTGTTTTGGTGCATCAGAGAATCAATGCGAACGTTGCGAGGAGAAAAGACATGATAAAAAGACTGAGACACTGGCTGATTGAGGCCAGAAAGAAGAAATGCCGCCATTGCTGTCTCTGGTGTGAATACTGGGATATATGCAGGTGGGATATACCGGAAAAACACGGATGGATAGACATTGCGGATGATTTACCAGAGCCGGAAACATTGGTGCTGTTATCGTTTGAAGAATGCGACCATACGGAAGTTGGCCAGAGAATCATTTACGATGACGGAAAAGAGGCATTTCATCCATGGGATAGTTATATCGGAAATATGCCATATTACGAGATGGATATGACGGTAAACGCATGGATGCCGTTGCCGAAACCATACAGGAGAGGAGGAACACATTGATAGAAACACAGGAAATGATTGCAATACTGGCCCTTGTGATAGTGGCCGTGTTTGTGATTGTAGTCGGATTCGATTGTATAAAAGACGGAATGTGCGATATAGGAGCAGTGATTCATGACATCATCACGGCTCCTGTCCGACATTACAGACAGAAAAAGCTCATGGAACAGATGAAACGGGAATGGGAGAATTACCTGGAGAAGAACAGGGCAAAAATGGTCAGGAATTTGATGAAAGAGCAGCAGAGACATTTTTCTACGAGCATAGGAGAAAAGCACACTGTAGAGGAGTGGGGAAAGGCTCTGGAAGAATTTGCAGAGTACCAATGCCAGCAGGATAAGGAGGAAAGAACATGGCAGGATCATATCATGGACAGGTTCATGAGGAAAATCTGAAAAGACTGGAGGAGTTTCATCAGGTATCAAAGAAAAACAGATACAGAAAGTGCAAAGTGGTTGAAAAAGTAAAGACGTCAAAAGGCGTGAAAGAACTGGGAGCCAAGAGAGCACTATTTCACGGGTGGGATGGAATCAAACAGGTTATAGATGCGTCTCCGATGATCGGAGGACATCCAGGTGGCCAGATAGCATACACAATGGGAATTGTGGAATACATGGACGGAACCGTGGACAGAGTATATCCGGAATACATAAGGTTTCTGGATACTGAGGACTTTGCGGGAGATTGTAACGAGTAGGGAGGAATAAAGATGCCAAACGTGCGACCACTGAACAAAAAGAAATATGGGATAAGCAAACACGCATTCGGAACGGCGTACTCATATTGTCTGCAATATCCGGAATGGAGAGAGGAGCTGGGCAGCAGGACATCAACCGTCAAGAGTCCTCAGATAACCGGAATGCCAGGGGCGCACAACGGCAGTGATGCAACAGCCAACCTGGCAGAGCGCAGAGTAGAGTTGCGTGAGAAGATGCATAAAGTTGAGGATACAGTCAGGGATGCGGTAGGGGACAATAAGAGCCTCTATGAGTATCTGCTGGAATATGTGACAACGGAGGGAGCAACGTTTCACTGGATGAAGCAGAAAGGGATACCGTGTGAGAGGACATATTTCTATGAGGTCAGAAGATATTTCTATTACCTCATGGCGCACCGGATCTGAAAGTGCGGTACTCACAGGACAACTTTTATGTTATATTGATAAGGTCCAAAAGATGAGAACCAAGATTCTCAGACATTATCCCTCACAAAGGCTCCGGAAAACCCGGAGCTTTTTTCGTTGGAGGAGACATGACACAAGAACAGATTGATTATGTGAAAAAGTGCATCAGAGAGGACATTCACAGATTCTACGTGTGGGGACCGTGGAAGAAAGTACGCAGAGAGGTTCTGCAGATGGATCATGGAGAGTGCCAGAGATGCAAGGCAAAGAAGATATACACGAAAGCTACGACAGTGCATCATGTGAACTATGTCAAGAAACATCCGGACATGGCTCTGAAGATATGGTATGAGTGGCATGGTGTACGAAAAAGGAACCTGGTCAGTCTGTGCCACGACTGCCATGAGGCAGTGCATGGATACAGGAAACCAGAGAAGAAAGAAACTCTGACAGAGGAAAGGTGGGATTGATATGGCAAGGACAAGCGATACAGCAGATTATATGGTCACACAATGCCAGGCGTGCGGAATGCTGAATGTGATACCGAGAGAGTATTCAGATGGTCGAGTGTGTGCGGATTGTTCCGGAGGGCCATTGATGCCGATGGGATACGCAATACTACAGGAGAGACCAACGAGTAGAATCACGGTGCAGGTAGATGTGGAACGTGACCAGTTAGACAGATTGATTGATGATGTGGCAGCAGTCAATGACACTGTGGACGGAATCATTCAGAAGATAGGGAAAATAAAAGAGGGATAACATGAAGCAGGAACAGATCATCAAATGCGGAGGACAAAAGATAAAGGTATTCAACTGTGATCCGGAAAAGAATACGCAATGTGACAAAGAGTTCTGTATGCATAATATAAATGCAATAGACGGGCTGTGCAATCACACAACGAATCCGGATTTTGCTCTGGAAATTGGACAGAAAGCACAGAAAAAAGCGTATACCCCCGGTCGAAAAAATTAGCGTTTTAATTTCGACCACGGAGACCGGTGGGTGGCCTCGACAACGCCGAGAAAGTTCGCACATGATAAAAAAATAAAAAATAGGGGGTGGGAATATGGCGCAAAAAAAATCGGATATATTAGAAAGTTTAATTTCTCAGCTTGAGAAAAAACAGGCTGATATTTCGTGTTTTTTGGACCTCATAGATGACTATATGGCCCTCTACGATATCAAGAAAAAGCTAAAAACAGACATAAAAAAGAGAGGAGTATCCTATGAGGCACAATCTGCATCCGGCAAGGCCACCATCATAAAACAAAATCAATCCGTCAAAGATCTGGTGGCCGTAAATAAGCAAATGCTTATGATATTGGACAAGCTGGGTCTGACCACGGAGAAAACCATAAGGGATGACGATGATGACAAACTGTGATCCACGAATAGAAGCCTACATGGAGGCAGTGGAGACAGGAAAAGTGGAGGCGTCCAAAGATGTCAAGGCACTGATGAAACATGTCAGAAAGTGTTTTGAGACGGAGGATATCTATGTGGACCAGCAGCAGCTGACGGACTACCTGGGACTGGCACGATATTTCCCGTATGATGAGGTTTTTCCGTGGCAGCAGTTCGTGATTGGACTGCATGACTGCACGTACTGGCGGGAGAATGGACGACCAAGGTGGCCGGATCTGTTCTGCCTGATTGGGCGAGGTGCGGGAAAAGACGGAACAATAGCGCTGGAATCAACGGCACTGGCATCCGAATACAACGGAATCAGAGAATATGACGTTGATATCTGTGCGAACAATGAGGACCAGGCTCTCCGGCCGGTACAGGATATCGTTGGAGCATTCGAGCAGCCTAAGTGGCTCAAAAAGCTCCAGCGATTTTTTAAGTGGACAAGGGAGAAAGTGGTCTGCAAGAGCACAAGGTCAACAATAAAGGGACATACAAACAATCCGGGCGGAAAAGATGGTCTCCGCTCCGGAATGGTAGTGCTCAATGAGATTCATCAGTATCAAGACTATAAGAATATCAATGTATTTACGACCGGCCTGGGAAAGAAGAAACACCCACGCCGGTCATATTACACTACCCAGGGAGATGTCAGGGAGGGACCGCTGGATGACCTGCTGGAGACAGCAGAGGGAATCCTGTTCGGAGGAGAACCAGACAACGGCCTACTACCGTTTATCTGCCGGTTGGACAGCAAGGCAGAGGTACACGATGAGAAGAACTGGGAAAAGGCTAACCCATCATTGAGATACCTGCCGGATCTCATGGAGGAGATCCGGAAAGAATACAGAGACTGGTTGAAACGGCCTGAGAAGTTCACGGCATTCATGACCAAGAGAATGAACCTCCCAGACGGTTCCAGCGAGATCAAAGTGTGTGCTTATGAAAGAATCAAAGCCACTAACAGACCTGTACCGGTAGATGATCTGGTGGGAAGAATGTGCACCTGTGGCATCGACTTCTCAAAAGTCACTGATATGATTTCCGTCAATCTCCATTTCAGAGACGTGGATACCAGGTATGATCTAAACCATTCCTGGCTCTGCCTGCAGTCAAAAGACTTGCCAAGAATAAAGGCACCATGGAAAGAATGGGCGGATCAGGGACATATCACACTGGTTGATGATGTGGAAATCCACCCGGAGCTGATCGTGGACTATATTGCAACTCAGATGGAATACTATTCGATCAAGAAAATGGCAATAGATGATTTCCGTTATGCTCTGGTGGCCAAGTATCTGCAGAACATTGGTTTTGATGCAAAAGTGTACAAAAACCTAAAACTGGTAAGACCGTCAGACATCATGAAAGTTGCGCCGGTTATAGACAGCTGTTTTGCAAATGACTATTTCGTGTGGGGAGATAACCCGGTGTTGCGTTGGGCAACAAATAACACAAAGATGGTCAGATACGGCCGGAAACCGGGAAAGGAAGATGATGCCGATATTGGAAACTTTGTATATGCAAAGATTGAGGCAAAGTCAAGAAAGACAGACCCATTTATGGCATTGGCCGCATCTATGACGGTAGAGGATGACCTGCCGTATGCTCAGAGCGTAAGCGCGCCGGATCTGGGCGTATTCACATATTAGCGCAGAAAGAAGGAAACTGACATGGGATTAAGTCTCAGAAAGCTATTCAAGGCAAGAGAAAAACCGGGAGAAGATGTGCAGCGGGTATCATCTGTGGAAATTGCAGATCAGCAGGTCCGTGATGCAGTAACAGAAATCTGTCTGAGAGAGCTGGCGTTCTGGACTTGTGTAGGAAAGATTGCCAACGCTCTGACAAAATGTGAATTTCGCACGTTTTACGAGGGAGAGGAACTGTTCAAAGATGAATATTATCTCTGGAACTACGAACCGAACCGCAACCAGAACAAAGCGGAATTTCTATCAAAGGCCATGGAGCAGTTATTCCGGAACAATGAGCTTTTGATAGTAGAGAGCTATGACGGACAGCTCCTGGTGGCTGATGATTTTTCCGTGACGAAAAATGCACTGTATGGAGACACTTATACCAATGTGCAGGTGGATGATTACACATTTTCGCGGTCATTCAGAAGTGCTTCACTGGACACTCAACAACAAGAACGTAAACCGGATCATACAGAACCTGTATGACTCATACAGCAAGCTGATTGATTATTCTGCAAAATCGTATCTCAAAAGCAGAGGCAGCAGAGGAACCCTGAACATTTCGGCAATGGCTCAGAGTGATAAATTGTTCAATGAGAAACTGGAAAAGCTCATGAATGAGTATTTTAAGTCATTCTTTGAAAGCCCAAACGCTGTCCTGCCACTGTTTGAGGGATATTCATACACAGACATTGGCTCAAAGACTTACAGCGAGGGAACCAGCAGGGATATCAAAAGCCAGTATGATGATATTTTTGATTTCACGGCCAGAGGATTCTCCATGCCGCCTACACTGGCCAAGGGAGACGTGCAGGACACAGAGAAAGCAGTGGACGAGATGCTGACGTTTTGTCTGGACCCGCTTGCACAGATGCTTATGCAGGAGATTAACCGCAAGAGGATTGGAAAAAACGGGATACAGAAAGGGACAAAGCTGCAGATCGACACCATGAGAGTCAAACATATTGATATGTTCGACATTGCAACATCAGCAGACAAGCTCATCAGCTCCGGAATCTATACAGTGAATATGATTCTGAGAGCACTGGGAGAGATTCCGATAGATGAGGACTGGGCAGACCAGCATTTCATCACGAAAAACTACTCAACTATCCAGGAAATCCTGGAAGAACAGCAGAAAGGAGGTGGGAAGAATGCCAAGACAGGATAAAGTATTTGTATGTTTTCAGAAAGCAGAGGACGATACTCACAAATTATACATCTATGACGATGTGACAGCATACGGCACATTTAACTGGAGCACATGGAGCTATGAGGAATCGGAGACATCTGCAAAGTATTTCCAGGAGCAGCTTGCAGCCATTCCTGATACAGCAACCATTGAGCTGCATATCAACTCAAACGGAGGATCTGTCAAAGAGGGCGTGGCAATCTATAGCCAGCTGAAACAGAAGAACTGCAAAAAGGTTGGATATGTGGATGGAGTTGCCTACAGCGTAGCGTTCCTGATCCTGCAGGCGTGTGATGAGCGCGTCATGGGACTGGGAACATCTGCATTGATTCACAATATGTGGATGAGTGTGGATGGAAACGCCAAAGAACTCAGAAAAGCAGCAGATGATCTGGATACGCTCATGGAGTCAAACAGACAGATTTTTCTGGAAAAATCAAACCTGGAAGAACAGCAGCTCATTGACATGATGGAGGCAGAAACATTCCTAACACCGGAGAAAGCTCTGGAATACGGCCTCATTGACCGGGTAGACAGCTACCAGGCTGATGATAAGGATGTACAGCAGAGACTGATGAGCCGTGTGCAGCAGCTGTCCGGTGTGATTGCACAGCAGAAATCATTCCGGGAACAGTTGGAGTCTATGCGGCAGCAGGGAGGAGAACCAAAACCTCCGGTACCGACTCCAAAACCAGAGCCGGAAGAAAAGAAACTCACAAACCAGTTAGCAAAATTATTCCAAAATATGTAAAGGAGAACTGATATGAAGAATAAAGACGTATTAGCAATGGAAAAGGCCAAGATCGTTGAAAAAATGAATCAGGCAATCAAAGATGACGATGCAAAAGCATTCAGTGAGGCGTTCACTGAGCTGTGCCAGAAGATTGAGGACAATGTTCTGGAACAGGCCAAAGAGATGCTGGTGGAGCAGGATGCAACAATCCTGGCACAGAGAGGTGTACGCCAGCTGACATCCAAGGAAAAACAGTATTACGAGAAAATCATTGAGGCTATGAGATCCACAGATCCGAAACAGGCTCTCAATGACGTTGAGGTGGTTATGCCGGAAACAATCATTGATTCTGTCTTTGATGAACTCCAGACAAACCACCCGCTTCTGTCCAAGTTGAATGCAACCACAGTGACAGGTCTGACAAGAATGATGATGAATACAAACGGCGAGCAGAAAGCAGCATGGGGCAAGCTGACAGCCAAGATCATCGAGGAGCTGACCTCTGGATTCAAAGAGGTAGATGTAACACAGGAAAAACTGAGCGCATTCCTGCCGGTTTCCAAGGCTATGCTGGATTTAGGACCGACATGGCTGGATACATACGTGCGTCAGGTGCTCTATGAGGCACTGGCAAACGGGCTGGAGTACGGTATTGTACAGGGAACTGGAAAAGATGAGCCAATCGGTATGATGAAACAGGTCGGAGAGGGCGTTGTTGTGACAGGCGGAAAATATCCGGACAAAAACGCTATCAAAATGACTGCACTGGACATGACACAGATGGGAAATGTTACAGCAATCATGGCCAGAAACGACAAAGGACAGGCAAGAACTGTCACAAGCCTCATTTTGTTGGTTAATCCGGTGGATTATTTCCGCAGAGTGCTCCCGGCCACAAGGATGCTGACTCCGGATGGAATCTATGCATCTGTGCTCCCGGTGGACGCTGAAATCATTCAGAGTGCAGCTGTTCCGGAGGGAAAGGCAGTATATGGAATGGCAACCAAGTATTTCCTGGGCGTTGGAATGGCTAAAAATGGAAAAATTGAATATTCTGACGAATACAGATTCCTGGAAGATGAGAGAGTATATCTCATCAAGCTGTATGCTCATGGTTTCGCACTGGATAACAATGCTTTCCAGGTTCTGGATATCAAGGATCTCCAGCCGTTACGTTTTAAGGTTGTAAGCGAGACAGAAAAAGCAAAGACAGATGATGCAACACTGGCAGATTTGAAAGTTGGTGCACTGAAACTGTCTCCGACATTTGCAGCAGGAACCACAGAATACACAGCAACCACACAGAATGCGTCCAACACAATCACAGCGGTACCGGCAAGTTCCACAGCGGAAATTGAGATCACGGTGGGAGATGTGAAAGTGACAAATGGAGCAGCAGCAAACTGGTCCGAGGGTTCCAATACTGTGACTGTAAAAGTGACTGACGGAGCACAGACAAAGAGCTACAAAGTAACAGTGACAAAGGAGTAAATGAATTATGGCAGACGATAAAGACAACAAGCTCCTAAACGAGATCAAAAATTATCTGGAGATAACCTGGGATGATTCCCTGGGAGATGAGAAGATGAGGGGCATGGTCAAAAGAGGAATGGCTGCCATAAGCGGAAAAATAGGGGAGTGCAATTTCTATGAGGAAACTCAGGAAAAAGCGCTCCTTTTTGATTATGTCATGTATGCCAGAGCGGGGGAGATACCTCAATTCTGGCAGAATTACAGAGATGAGATCATTTCTCTGCAGATAGACAGAAAGGTGGACGGATATGCCGCGGATCAGCAGTAAGCATTTTGAAAATTTTGGAGATGGCCTGCTGACGATCTGTGAAGCAGACGAACGGAGTCTGACTAGAACAAAACTGGAGCATATACGTTTTGGAAACAGGACGGTAGGCGTGACCAGATACTGGCAGGCGCAAACGGCCGGAAACCAGGTGGATAAGCTCCTGGCAGTTCCACTGGAGATACTGGATGCGGAGCAGATCGAGGTCAACGATGTGATTATTCTGGAAAATGAGACGGACTGGTTATGGGATAACATGACATTTGACGAGTCAGAGATGAAAGACCGGGCCGGACATTATCAGATTAAGCAGGTACAGCCGAAGTACGACACGAAACCACCGGCGCTGTACCTGTCACTGGAAAAACTGGTGCACCCATTCAAAGACGGGAGGGATTCTGGTGGCGGTTAAAATTGGAGATCTGGCCAAGGCTGTCATGAAAGAGCTGGACGATTATGGCGTGGCAGTCGGCCTGGAGGTTGAAAAAGTATCCAAGGAAGTTGCCGAGGATACGGCCAAAATGCTGAATAAAACATCTCCAAAGCTGACAGGAGACTATGCAGCGTCATGGACTTACGGGACAGGAGAGACCAAACGGACAAAGCATACAATGGTTGTCCATGCGGAAAAACCGGAATACGCTCTGACACATCTCCTGGAAAAAGGCCACCAGAAGCGAAGTGGCGGAAGAACCAAGGCCATAGTGCATATTGCAACTGCAGAGGAGGCAGCAGTAGATGAGCTAGAAAAGGAGCTGAGGACGAGACTATGACCAAAGATCAGATTGAGCAGATGCTGGGAGAAATGGGAATCCCGTTCAGATATCATCATTTCACACAGAAAGAGATGCAGGACATCCCGCTCCCTATTGTTGTATGGCTGGCACCGGGAACAGATAATTTTTTCGCAGATGGCAAGACATACAAAAAGATAACGAAACTGGATATTGAACTCTACACAGATGACAAAGACTGGGAGCTGGAGAAAAAGCTGGAGGAAATCCTGGACAAACATGACATTGCCTGGGAGCAGACAGCCTCTGAGTGGCTGGAGTCGGAGAAAATGTGGGAGTCGCTATATGAAATGGAGGTATAGAAAATGACTGGAACAGAGAACAAAGTCAAGTACAACATTAAAAACGTCCATGTGGCCAAGCAGACAGAAAAGACCACAGAGGGAACGACTACATACACGTATGACAATCCGAAAAGTATTCCTGGAGCGGTCAGCATCAGCCTGGACGCACAGGGAGAGATTTCCAAGTTCTACGCAGACGGAATTGCGTACTATGTGACAAGCGCAAACAACGGATATGAGGGAGATCTGGAAATGGCACTCATTCCGAGCTGGTTCCGCGTGGAAATTCTCAATGAGGAACAGGATAAAAATGGTGTTCTGACGGAAAATGCGAACAAAACAACAAATCCGTTCGCTCTGCTGTTTGAGTTTGATGGAGACGTGAAAGCAATCCGCAGATGCTTATATAACTGCACATGCACAAGACCGTCTATTGCATCCGAGACAAAAGAGGAGACAGTAGACCCTGGAACAGAGACACTGACAATCACAAACAGTCCGAGAAAAGACGGTCTGGTAAAAGTACAGACAGGACCGGACACAGCAGATGGGACATATACAGGTTGGTACAACAAAGTATATGAGCCGGTTGCCGTGACAAGCGAGGCGGCACAGACAGCTGAAGCAAAGAAATAGGAGGGATAGATCATGCTGAGAAAAAAGGTGGAAATTGATGGCAGAGAGGTGGAGTTCAAGGCGTCAGCAGCGGTGCCGAGAATCTACCGGATGAAATTCCGCAGAGATCTTTTCATGGATTTGCAGAAAATTGCAAAGTCTGTGAAAAAGAAAGGCAAAAAAGAGGATAAGGAGTCAAGCGAGATTCCGATTGAGGACCTGGAAATGTTTGAAAATATCGCGTATGTCATGGCACAGCACGCGGATCCAGAGAATGTGCCGCCGGACATTATGGACTGGCTGGAGCAGTTCAACACATTCTCTATTTACCAGATCCTGCCTGCCATTCTGGAACTCTGGAATATGAATGAGGAGACGAAAAGTCAGGCAAAAAAAAACTTAGACCGAGTAGCCGGGAGCTAAACACTCCATTATTTCTCCTGAGATGCTGTCAGGTCGGGATCTCTATCCGGGATCTTGATCTGCTTACGGTCGGAATGGTCATGGATATGTTTACTGAGCAACAGAATGATTCATACAAATATCCAAGAATGGCCACACAGGAGGATTTTGACAAGTTCTAAGGAGGTGGAACGGGATGGCAGCAGGCCGGAATATCAAAGGAATAACGATTGAAATTGGCGGAGATACCACAGGCCTGCAGAAAGCCCTAAGCGGTGTAAACGACAAGCTGAAAAATACTCAGGCACAGCTGAAAGACGTGAACACTCTGCTGAAATTAGATCCATCAAATACGGTGCTGGTAGCGCAAAAACAGGAATTACTGAAAAATGCGATAGCAGACACAGCAAGCAAATTGGACACGCTGGAGGCGGCACAGAAAGATGTGACAGCAGCTCTGGAGGCCGGAAAGATTGGCCAGGAGGAGTACATGGCTTTCCAGCGAGAAGTTGAGGCAACCAAGGCAACATTGAGCCGGTATCAGTCAGAACTGGACGGATTAAATACCGAACAGGACAGACTGGCTACGAACACCGAACGCCTCAGCAAATTATTTGACGCTCTGGGAGCGGACGTGGATGATTATGCGGACGTCCTGGGCAGTAAGCTGGTAACAGCAATCAAAAACGGATCTGCATCATCAGATCAGTTAAAACTGGCCATTGAAAAGAAGATCGGAAGAGCAC